GTTTTTCTTTCGTTATTATGAATTATTTAGTTTTCGGTGTATGTAATGTAATTCGTTACATACATTGATTACTTTAGTTCATAATAGTGAGTCTTTTAGGTTAAGTTAGATATTTTAATATTTAATTTTAGCGCTTATTCTGCGCATTTAGTTTACCGATTAAAGCTTTAAAATCGGTTTGGGAGCTTATGCTCCCACCCTTGTTGATAGAGAAGTCTATCAATTTATTACGGGCTGATCACCCTATCTATAGCCATCTGCGTCTATAGATATGATTACGTTTAATTTTATAATTTACATTAGTATGATTGAAATGATATATATCATACAACCAGATTCCTTTCTGGTATATCAAATGGACTTTATTTTCAGGTCCCTTTATTAAGCCTGAATTTAAAGATAATTAAATTAATTTATATAATAACATAACCAATGATTAGCTTTTACGTGTTATGTTATTTATTTGTATACGAGTCCTCACCTTGGAAGAATTGAGAATGTTGATTGGGAGTAATTGTGTTAGCTTTTTTATAGTGCACTAGATTATTATCAACTGTTCTTTGACCGACGTAGGAACGAACTCTTATATGAATACACGGCTAGGGTCTTTTGACAGCCGTGATGTCATCCAAACCGCTTACCAGGCGGGATATAAAAGTGAGGCTTCTCACAGGTGTTTATAGGTCTTTCCGGTCCTTATCTTATCCTGTGTAGCTTACTATTTTAATTAAAGATTCAAACGCACCCGACATGAACCCACCCCAGGCGCAGGCTCCCTTACCCTGCAACCTTTCAGCTGACAGTTTATTTCAATTTGTTCCTATACATCCTTTTATTTTGATTTTACGTATGTGTTGTTTATTTGTTATGTTTTGTTATCTTTATCAACATCGATTTCGAGCAGATTCTGCTCGTATTTTGATGTTTCAATTGAGTTTTATGTGGTTTTGTGCAGTTTTTGTTAATTTTATTAATTTTCGATTCCTTTTCAGTTGTATGTTTGATTCTTTTTCCTTTTTCTTGGTTTGTGTTTGTGATTTCTTTGATTTGCTTTCCTTTTTCGTTTGTTATCCTGTTTATGAAAAATTATTAAAAATTAAAAATTATTCCTTTTTTGAGTTTGCTATGTTGACTGATTATGTTTTTACTTCTTTTTGTTGTTGTTTTGTTTTGTTACTTTGCTTTTTCATTTGGCGTAAGGATGTCTATTTATCCGATAATCCTCTTTGGTGGAGGATTGCTTCTCATATGACGCTTGAGCAGCAATGGAGATTTATAGGCTTTAGAGACTGGATAATTGATTTTACTACAGAGAATCAGATTATCAGCATTATTACTTGGTCATTGCTCTATTTAATGAATTTTAGCGCATTTCATGATCAAGGTTATTGCGGTCAAATTATTATCTGTATTTTTGGTTTCTTTGTCCATGGTCGTGAGACTTTTGCATGGAAAGAATACCAAATAGTCATTTGTGTTATGGCTTTAATTTTAGCACTCTTTCTCCCATTTTTGAATCCTGTTTTCTTCTTTATATGTTTATACCTAGATTATTCTCAGCATTCGGCTTTGGTTGTACCTCGTTCTTGTAATATTGTCCGTCAGCAAGCTATTATTGGAACCCATAGGTGGTCTTCCCGAGAACGGGGAAGAAATGGATATGATTATGATCATTGTGTTGTTATTACTAACAGTCACGATGATCAAAATTATGACATTGTTCGAAGACGCAATGTCCGTTTTTTCCCAAAACTTAAAGGCGTTACTACTGTTCAGTTTTCAGAAACGAGCACTTTAATATTTCATTTCCCTTTAATTGATGTTTCTGTTAAGGAATTTGTTGAGTTTTTACGCAAACGTGTAGTTGATCGTAAAACTTATCAATTGTATGCTCGTATTAATCAAGATAATAAATATGAGTACATGCGATTGTTTGGTTATCGATTTGATGTTCGTACTGCAACTTATTCCGATATGAATACTCAGTCTTCTTATGCAATGCTTTTTACCACTTTTGTTTCTCCTGTTTATGAAGAAACTATTAAGCAATTTACTGGTCCACTTTTACCATTTATTGAGCTTGGTACTAAGTATCGTAGAGGAAATTGGAATACTGATTTTGTTCCTTTAATCCCTTTTTTCATGCATATGTCGCTTCTTTATCTTTTTCCAAATTTTGTATTTGTAAGGATTGTTTTACATTCCTTCTACAATTTTTTAATGGAAGCTTCAGAGTATTGTGCAACTTATCCTTTATGGTATCTTGAAGATACATTTATTGGTAAGATTAGAAAATCTTCTTTACATGCTGTTTCAATGGAGGATAGTTTACGATCTGTCTGGAAACCTTTAGAATTTAATGATTACTCTAATTATCTTTTTTGTTTGAAAGCTAATCCTTCTTTAACTCTTGATGAGTATTTCTTCCCTGTTTTAGAAGAAGAGGAAGTTGTTAATGTTTCAAAATTGGAAGTTGAGTTGCCCAATAAATCTTTAAGTGATCAGATTTTGAAAAATGCATTAGCTGGCAAAGAGATACAAATGGTTTTTAAACCCACTTTTGGAGATAATTTGCCAATTAATTTTGATTTTTTGAAGCATTCTTTTACCATTGAATCATTGCTTGAAAGTGATGAAATTGCTTTGATAGCTAACATTATTAATATTTGTTTAGCTGTTGGTAGAAAGGAATTTGATGCTGCTTTCTTATGTATTGTGTCTGGCAAATGGATTGGAAGATTTTATAGATATTTCAAATTTTTAAAAGCCACATCATCTGAGATGATGGCCGAGGAAATTAAAGAATTTTTAAAAGGTTTCTCTCCTGAAGTTAAGACTGATATTATTTTTACTTCTTCTGAAGCTGCAGACAAAGTTATTTCCCGATTTTTAAAATTTTTTCCTGAAAATTTTCGTGCGTCACCGGGCCTAAAACATTTGATTGTTTTGTTTACTGCTATTTTAAGCGCATTGTGGTTTAAAGATTTTGTTCATTTTGAAAAATGTTTTCAAACTATTATCTTTAAACCGATGGAAATTACCGAGTTAAATTTAATTGATGCTTTCTTAGCTGTGATAGAAGGTTTCGTTAATGTTTTTGCATCTGGTAGATGGACTGACTTTTTCCAAGAACCAGAACATATTAAGTTACGGAATGCTATTACAGATTATTTAATGAAGGATCCTTTAAGAGTCGAGGAATATGAGGAATATATTGCCAAAACTGGTCCTTTGTTAACTAAGATTAATAAATCTACTGATACGTTTGCTCAGACTCAGGTTCGATCTATTATGACTAAGCACGTTACTTTAACAACTATGTTTGAGAGAGTTGCAGATATCTATAAAGGATGCATTTTGCTTTTCTTGGTCGGATCTCCTGGTACAGGAAAAACTGATGGTACTGAACATGCCATAGATACTTTCTTTTCTGCTATCGGTAAGGAACGACCTGATAAGTCTCGAATTGGAGAATTAAAATTGTTAACTAAACATCCTGCTGAAGGTATACCTCATAATGCCGAGGTCTTTATTATAAATGAACTTAATTCTGATAATTCTCAAGATTCTAAATCAGATCGAATTCCTCTCGATGTTACCTTCCAAATGCTTTGTGAAGTTCGTATGGGTCCTGCTTTCAAGGAAGCCGCTGTACCTAATAAAGGTAGATCTTATAACCATATTAAATTGGTTGTAATTTCCTGTAATCCAATGAGCTTTGTATTTGAAGGAGAGACTGAGAAACTAAAGCGTAGATTTGATGAATGCTGTATTGTTGCGAATCAAGAATTAGTTGAGAAGGATGCTACTGGTGAATGGAGAGTTTTGAAATACGATCATATGAATCCTAAATTTAATAACATTGCCCCTCTGATTCATTATCGACTTTTGCGTGCTCATACAGATGCTAAGCACCTTGTCTTTCAAGCTGATTCCCGTGCTAAATGGGCTGATTCCATTGAGATGACTCAGTATTTTCAAGATTTTGTTCGTACTAAGGATGCTAGAGTTAAAGTTCAAAAGACTTTGTATTCTAATAAGTGTCCTTGCGGTATTACGAAACTTCGTCATTTTAGAAATGGACAATTCATTGCTTTGAATGAAAAATTGTGTTTCTCTCAAGGTTGTTTGTGTGGGGAAGAACATATTGGTTCTCCTATTCGACCTGATTGTAAACCCTATGAGAAGCCTGAATCACCTACTCAGAAAGAATGTTGTGATTGTGGTATTTCTCTTGACTTTCATAGAGATGTTTATCCTAATTTACATTGGTCTAATTCTCGATGGCTTGCAAAATTTATCCAAGAGAAAAGCGATGAGGAGAAAAGACTCCTTCAAAGTGAATTTACTTGTACTGATGACGAGATGATTTTAGATTTTCCAACTTTACCCCTAGATGCTAATGGTAAACGATTGCAAGAAGAGGAAGCTAAACTTTTGGTTCGAGCGAAGATGCGAGTTCATATAGAAGCTTTAATTGCCAAGATTCGTAAAGAACAGAATATTGATGAATATGTTATTAAGGATCAACTTCGTAAAGGATTGAGACCTTTTTATCCTATGTCTGATATTGATAGTGAGATTCAAAGAATTGAACTTATGATTCGTCAAAGTAATGCCATTGATAAACGTTTAGATATTCAATGGACATCTTTCATTGAACCGTCTATCTCTTGGTTTGTTATCATTTTCTTCTTTATGCATGTTATGTGGTTGGATCGATGTCTCTATTTTTATCGAGTTATTAAAATTGGTATCAGAGACACATTATCCTTCACTAAAGAAGTTAAGAAACTCTCGAGAGATTTTGATGCCACTATGGTCGCTGTTAGAGCTTCAATTAAAGACCTTACTGATGAAAAGGAGTTTATGCTTAAACAAGTTCATAAGTATATGGGAATTTTTGTTTTAGTTTCTAGTGGTGCCGTTACTATAAGTATGGCTACCATTGCTATTAAATACTTTTTGACTCCTAAATCTCCTAAATTGGAAAATACTTCTCTTGTTAAGGTTTTAACTCGAGAGAGTATTGAGAAAGAGAGTTTAGAAATGAAAAGTATAAAGACTGAGATAAACTTCCCAGAGGAAGTTATGGATAAGTGGGGTAAAACTGCTACTTATATTCCCACTGCTATTCTTAGTAAGCAAGGTGTTTCTCCTAATCAACTCATTGAGCGTTTGAAAGCCAATACTTATATCTTTACTTGTTCCTATAATTCTTCTGAAGGAGGAAAGCGGGTTTCAGGTCATATGATTAAAATTTCTCCTCAATTTTTCTTGATGAATCGTCATTATTTTGGAGAATGGACTGAGGCTAAATTTGAACTCTTTCGTTTTACTAATCCTGAACTTAAAGTTGATTCTTTTTGCATTTCGTCCACTTCATCTTTTAAACCAGTTCAACATGAAGTAAAAGGTGTACTTAAAGATACGGATCTTGTTTTGATTAATCCCTATATTCAGGTTACTGGTAAAGAGATGATTGATTTCTTCCCCTCAAAAATTGAGTATACTCAATGTCCTGGCTTTGTTTTAGGAGATACAGAAGAGCTTTCTAATGTTTCTTTTCAATATTCAGCTATTAAAATTTATGGTGAGCAACATCTCTGGTTGATTCCTGGTTTAGGTGCCAAGGGTAATTGCGGTAAAGCTCTAGTTTGTAAAACTAATTCTACGGCATTTATTGGAGGTATTGTTTCTTTTATGGCTGATCCGGAAAATACTCCATCTAATGCTCTTTTCCAAGGGGGTAATGTGGTTTATAAGGAAGATTTAGTTCGTGCTATGCAAGAATTTGGGGTTCCTGTAGTCAAAGAGATAGTTTTTACATCTTTTGATTATGGTCCTTTAAGCCTAAATTCTGATTTACGGAATGTTGCTTCCCCTTTTCTTATGCCTATAGGAACTTTGCCTGGTCGTAATTCTACTTTTAAGACTGCTTTTTATCCTAGTAAATTTCATCCCTGGACTCATCGTAGATGTGATAAAGAATATTCTGTCCCTCTATATACAAGAAAGGTTGTGGATGGACAGTTCGTTTCTGTAACTACGAATACTTTTACTGTTCAGCCAAAAGATGAACTTTACAATCAGCGATTGCTTAAGAAAGCAGGGTTTGTTTACTTTGATAAATTTGTTAAAGAAATCAAATCTAAACATCCTTCATTGCGCTTAAGTCCCCTAGATTTGTCTGAAGTTTTTCTTGGTTCTCCTTTTCAAGGGATTGATCGATGCAATTTTGATTCATCATTAGGTTCGGATAAAGAGCATGGTAAAACTCGTAAAGATTTGTTTGAAGAAGTTGAGCAAGATGTTGATGGAAATATCACTAAATATCGTCTTAAAAAGGCTTTTTTAGATGATTATCAAATCTTCCATGATTGTGTCATGGATGCTATTCTTCCTGCAATGAAAGTTACTGGGTGTGTTAAAGATGAGATTAGAGAATTGAAGAAAGTTTTACAGGCTAAATTGAGATTGTTTTATTTAATAGATGTTTATTGGAATATCTTTTCTAAACAATATGTTGGTCCTATTCGTAATCTTATGCTTTTATTTCCTGAATTTTCTAAGTGTTTTGCTAAAATTAATTCTTCATCCACGATGTGGGATGACTTAGCAAAATATCTTAAGTTTTATCGAGATGGATTTAAATTGTTTGATATGGATTTTGAAAAATTTGATACTTCTCATCGCTTGATTTTAAATGAAATAGCTGAGGGTTTTTATCATTTAGGCAAGGAGTTTTACGTAGATGAGAGAGCTGCTGCTGCATGCTATTTCTGCATATTTATTTTAGGAGCTCAAATGTTTACTGTTAACCAAGATGTTGCTTTGAAATTCTTTGGTTTGCCTTCAGGTTTTGATTTAACTTTAATTATCAATTCTATTGCTAACGCTATTTTGTTAATTTATGCATTCTTGATTTTGGTTTCTGAGAATTCAGATTCGTTTTTCGAGAAAGTATTTCCTGCCACAGTAGGAGATGATAATTTAACTGCAGTATCTGACGATATTTCTCATATTTTTAATACTGTTACAATTGCTCCTATCTATAGCAAGTTTTGTTATAGAGTTACTAATGGTGATAAGTCCTCTGAGTTAAAACCTTTCATATCACGAGATAAAGCTGTCTTTGTTAAGCGGGGTTTTTATTTCTGCCCAATTAATAAAGTTTATTTGGCTCCTTTAGCTACTGATTCATTGTTTAAAGCTTTATCCTTTTCTGATAATTCTGGTAAGAACATATCTGAGACTGAACGGTTATCTCAGGTTGTTGATATGGTTCATCGGGAGTTTTTCTTCCATGGACGTTCGGTTTTTGAAGCCGAAAAACTATTTTTGGAGAAAATAGTTAAAATAAATAGAATTTCAGTTCAATTTTTCTCCTATGATGAACTCCGCGCCAAATTTAAGGCGAAAGAGTTCACAATGAATTGGATCTGAAGATCACTAGGCTCGCTTATCCTTAAAGCTATAGCACTGTTGGTTATGCATATTCTTTTCATTGAGTATTTTGCTCTCAGTGAAACTGAAACCCTGCCAACAATTAAAAGCATAAGACTTTCTAGTTGCTACAGTCCGCGACTAGATAGAATTAATCGACTGACCGAACTCAATTCAAATAATTCAATGAGCGCTGATGTTAATACTGAAGCGCATTTTACAACAATTGCCCATGATACGATTGTTTCTCCATCTCTTTATTCTCAAGTTCCTTTGATCCAAGAACAAGAGCATTATCATGATTTTCCTTCGCATAGAGCTTTGATGGATACCATCTCGTGGACATCTGCGTCCACAGGTAATACATTAGTTTATACCGATCTTATGAATAGTTTTTTAAGTGTAACTGCTGCTACAGCTATTGGGAAAAAACTTGCAAATTTTGCTTATTTTACTGCAGAAATCAAAATGACTGTTGTTGTTCAAGGTTTCAGTAATAATTACGGCAAAATGATCATGTGGTTTGACCCAACTCCTTATCAAACTGATCAAGGTTCTACTACTGTTAATGTGCCTGCTGCAGGTACACTTCCCTCTGTTCCTCAGAAAGTTAGATCTGAACATGTGCCTCATATCGAAATTGATCCTTCTTTAGATACTACGTACGAATTAACTCTTAAATGTGACACAGCTATAGGCTGCTGGTCTCATTTTCAGCGTACGGGATCTTACAGATATGGTTACATCATATATAATCCTTTGAATAATGGATTAGCTACTACTGTTCCTACTGTTACTATTCAGGTCTTTATGAGTTTAGAAAATGTACGTCTTTCTACTCTCACATTTACTTCTTCAGAGGTTCAAAGTCTCGATAACATTATCTTTACTTCATCTTTTACTAGTAAGGAGCAAAATGTCAAGCCCTCTACTGCTCTTAAGTCTATTTCAACTGGTCTAATGCAACTATCTTCTATTCCTTATATTTCAAAGTTTGCGACGCTTGGTTCAAATATTACTGGATTATCTGCTGCTATTCTCAATTGGTTTGGTTTTTCTAAGCCAGTTGTAACTACTAAACAAAATATGATGTTGGCTTACACTTGTGATGAAATATCTACGCTGGATGGTGCAGTTCATGCTCATACTATGGCAGCTAGACATGATAATAGTATTACTATTGATTCTAGTTCAATTCCATTTTGCAGTATGCAGGATCAAGATATTGAGTATATCGCCAATAAATTGTTTTTAGTTAAGCAATTTACTGTTTTGCCTGCTGCGACTACTTTATCTGCTATCGGAGATCTTTATTTAGATTCAACTACTTTGTTTCCGACTGATTCACCTGCTATTGCAAACGGTTATGAACCTACTGCATTGTTTTGGTTAACTCGTATGCATAGAGCTTATAAGTGTGATTTTTTAATAGAAGTTGAATGTGTTTCTTCTCCTGTTCATAGATGCACAATAGGCGTTGCATATTTTCCTAATGTAGTTGACACTTCTTCTACTGTTACTTTTGCGGCTGCTGCTCAAACTGTTAAGACTTCTACTATCCAGGTTGCCGGTAATTCTAAGACTCTTTTTAAGATTCCTTATTCTCAACCATTTCCATATTTAATAGTAAATTCCGGTTTCAACACTACGTCTACTTCCGAAAAAGGTTATTCTAACGGTAGATTGGCGTTTTACTTAGTTAACCCTGTAGTTAGTAATGGAACTGGTCCAGTTTATATTAACGTACGTATGGGAGTGTGCAATCTTAAGTTAGGTGTCCCAAATACCGCTCAAATTCAAACTCTGGATGTTGTTCTTACATCTACTCCAGAGGATGTTACTGAGGCAGTATGTATTCCTGATCCAAATTTTTATAAGAAATTTTTTGGTGAGGATATGGCTCACACTACTAAAGAACTTGCTTCTCGTGCTACTGTTACCTCTTACTATGAAGATACTTTATTCTCTACTTCAATCTACTGTTATGAACTTAGTCATCCGACTCAACCTCTTCCTGCTGCCACTGTTGGCACTCTTAATAGAGTGGGAAGTATGCTTGATTGGATTTCTATAGCCTATGTTGGATATAAAGGAAGTACCAATTTAACTTGGTTTCCGAATATTTCCAATGGAGGGGCAGTTATCCGTGGAACTAGAAATGGTTTTACTTTGGATACATTGCCTGGTGTAGGCTTTTTTGTCAAAATGGTAGATTTTTTCGCTTTAGGTACTTCTTCTGAATATGCCTTTGCAACTACTTTTGGTAGAAATCAAAACTTTATTACCACTAAACATCCTTACTATTATAAAGGTCATTTTCGGCCTATTTTTCCAGTATATAGTGGTACCGGAACAGCTTCTGTTAACGGCACTTGTGCCGTTCAAAATGAAGTTCTTTCAACATCAACTTTTCCTTGGACTGCAGCTGTAGCTTCAGCTTTAGGTGATGATGGTCAATTTGTTGGATTTCGGGGTTTTCCTGTTGTTGTGCCTTAAAACAACTCGACGTCGGGAGCGTTAATTTCCCAAGTGGGCTTTGCTGTTGTGTGCCGACGTATAAACAAACAGCCGTTGAGAGCGGAAATATCTCATTAATGTAGGGCGGACTCACCGCCACATTTCTCATACGAACAAGCTGCAGGACGTGCAGCACTCTTTTCTCAGAGTTGTACATAT